CTGTTACATTACCAGTCAAATTTCCTGTAACATTACCCGTAACGTCTCCTGTTACGTCTCCTGTTACATCGCCTGTAACATTACCCGTAAGGTTTCCTGTAACGTTTCCTGTAAGATTTCCAGTAAACGTGGTAAATGTTGCTGTTCCTCCACCAGAAATATCATTAGTTCCCATTGCGATATCTCCTGTCATTGTGCCACCAGATAATGGTAAGTAGTTTCCTGCTGCTGTGTCTACATAAGCAGTAGTTGCCACTTTAGTACTGTTATCGCCTGCGTTTTGTGTAGTAGCCGTTGTGCTAGACGCTATAACACCTGTTAAAGTTCCTTCTACATTAGCTACAAGAGTTCCTACAGTATATCCACTATTACTAACATCAACTGTTGTTGTTGGTTCTGTTGTTAATCCTGTAAATATTTTGAATTTATCGTCACTAGCATCATTAAAAAAACCTTTATACTTAATATTTGTAGAAACAGCATATTTACCAAACAAACCAATGTCTAATATATTAGCGTCATTGTCTTTTGCTAATTTTATTAGCGGATCTTCCACAGCTAAATCTGTTACGTTTAAATATGTTAAAGTACCATTAACTGTTAAATTACCAGAAACATCTAGGTTTGCACCTATTTTAGCATTAGCATAGACATGAAGGTCATAGCTTGAGTTAGGAGACGTTCCTATACCAATCTGTGTGGTAGATACATAAAAAGGAGAAACGTTCCCAAAACCGTCTGTAAGACGCTTAGGAGACGTTGTTATGTTGCCATTGTCATTAAACTTAACAAGCGACTGATAAGTATCTTTTATTTTAGTATTCGAAAGTGTAGCCATTATTCAAAACAAGTTGGTTGTGAATCGATATGTAATGTACTTTCGTTTGCAGTGTCACCCCATTCAGTGCTACAGTATATCTTTGCCCAATCTATTGTGTTTGCCATTCTCTTTCTTTTTTAAGTAAGTTAATAATTTTTTTACGTTAACCTCTTTAGGTTTGTAATTCTTCTTTATACTACCCATCCGTGAAATCCTGTATCTTTATCTGGATATATATCTTGATTAGAATTACTATAGTATTCATCAAATTTAGAAGATGCATTATACGACATATAATCTATAAATCTTTGAGCATAATATTCAGCAAAATCCCTTTCTTTTTGTATTAAGAAATCTATTTCTTCTTTACTTGCATTTTGACTATTCTCTGAATTATGTTTGTATACACCTCCATTAGATATAGAATATGCAGCAAATGGTAAATATTCTACCATAGCAAAATGTATAAGCATAGGTTGTATATAGTCATTTACTAAAGATAAATAATCTCCAGATAATGTACCAGCTAAAATATCAGCACTTATTTTGTCATACAAATCTGTACCTAAATAGTTTTGAATGTGTATCTCTTGTGCTAAATCAATAAACTGTATAAATTTATCTGTATCGACATTTGAATTTAATGCAGTGTTTTTGACTAAATCTGATCGTTTTATAAATAGTGCTTTTGCCATTATTCTTCTGTGTTAATTTGTTCTTCTTCTATAACCTCACTATCCTCTTTCTTTATACCTGTTTCTTTTTCTATTTCTGCATCTGTAATAGCATTAGTTAGATCAGTAAATTCTAAAGGTTGTAGTGTTTTAAAGTATATATCTAATTGAATTCCGTTATACATTAATACTTTTTCTAGTTCATCTAGTATGGTAACTTGCATAGGACGAATAACTGTATTGTCCATAAGTAAAGATGCTGTTTGTAATTCTTCAGCATTGTTACCTAATCCAGTATTATCTTTTATTCCTACAAGCATAGGCGATACAATCCTGTGTGATACCATTACTTTTCTCATAGATTCATCACTAAGAAATTTATACTGCTCGTGTGCATCACTTAGTATAACTGGCTCGATACTTGCAGAAAGCTCCTTGCTATCATTAAATGCCAATATAAATCTACCAGCATTAGAAGAACCACTAAACTTTTCTTGTATGTTTTGCTCAATCATAGATCGTTGCTCTTCTGTAGGCACACCATTATTAAAGTTTATAAGCATACTTGGAGCCAAGCCATTCTGTATATTGTTTATATGATAGTTCGCTATCTCTTCTTCTAATTCCGCATACTGTAACCCCCCTTGATAATCTACTGGTGAGTAATAATAAAATCCAGCTCTATAAGGTTTAATATATAATATTTCTAATCCTGACTTGCTAGTTCCAAATGCAGGTATTCTTTTAGGTTGTGTTTTTGCAGTAATCTCTGACCAATCTTTTGCATAGTAATAACCTTGTATTTCACCTTTGTTATTTGCTTTCTCTGCCCTTAACGTCTCTACAGGTATGTGTTCTACTTGTACAATCTTTTTGTGGTCCTTAGAATAGATTATTTGTATTGCAGCTTGTCCCATCATCTTATAGTCATAACATACTTTTTTCATACAAGATTTTGTGAATAGCTCTTTCATTTCATCATAATCTTTTCCTTTAGCATCTTCTTCTACAGCATCTAATCCTTTACCGTATATCATTTCTGCTATACCATTTATAGCTGCATTATTAGTAGCACTTCCATTATATCTGTCTATAAGATAATTAAAATAGTCATTGTCTTCTCCATACTCTACCCAATCTCTATTGTATTGTTCTACAATTTCTGGTCGTGTATAAGACGACATATTGACTATATGTATCTTTCCTTTTTCAGCTTTTGGCAAAGGTTTACTATTATATCTTTTTCTTGCCATTTTATTTACTTTTTTCATATTATTACAAAATCGTTATCGTATGTGTTTTCTGTTGTATATTCTCCAGAGTGTACATCAAAGGTATTAAAATTAGTTTGATCTGTACAAAAAATAGAACCTCTATATATTATAGCTGAACCATCTTTAATTGCAAATGAATAAAATCTGTCTTCTACTAAAGAGAAGCTACCTGTAATAGTCATATATCCATTAGAATTACTTACGGATACTGTAACAGAACTTGTAGTTCTTTTAGATTTATCGGTTAGTTCAAACGTTACTGAGCTTGGTGTACTTCTGGGAATAACTTTAAAACTCTGATCGTTTGTTGATGTTGTTAATATTACCATATTATAAATAACAACAAAAGCTTAATTTGTTTTCATAAAAAAAGGGATACCGAAGCATCCCTTTAATTAACCTAATTAAATTTACTTATTATGAATTAGTACCTGCTGTTACAGTTACAGTTGCACTAGACATTCCAGCATATGGATCAGCAGATGTAGGTGATGATACAAAGTTAGCTGGTTTTACTTCCATACCAGTTAACGTAAGTGTATAACCACTTAAATCTCCCATAGCAGCTCCAGTCACTATTGTACCACCAGAAACATCAGCTCCATGTTGTAATCCCATTACAAATACGTTTCCGTTGTAATCTTCAACAGCAACGTGAGGACGACCATAAGCTAATAATTTCAATTCTTTATTATCTTCTTTAGATAATTTATGTAGTGTTAAATTTAATGTTTGTTCAAAGAACGTTGTTCCGTTTTCTCTCGAAGACGTAATGTTTTGTTCAAAAGAAGAGTTTCCTTTTACTTCATATTTGAAGGCAGTGAAAGTTCCAGAAAGATCAGTAATTTCATCATCAGTTTCTGTAACCGTTCCTAAATCTCCAAAATCAGTAAAATAAACCGCTTTAATGCCACCAACAACATCTTTACAAGGTTCTTTTCTACCTAATGATAAATCGCAAGCCATAGTTTATTATTTTTTATAAAAAAAGGGTAAGTAGGCATTAACCCACCTACCCTAATTTTTGGTTAATTTAATTTATTAAGAATATAGTACAATTTCTGAACCTATTCCGTACTGAACACCAGCAGTAAATCTCATAACAACTCTTACGTTTTGAGAACCATCTAGGTCAGCCATGTCGATCAACTTAACTTCGTTGTGGTCAGATAATAAACCAGTTCCAAAGAATAAGTTAGATTTTTGTGCAGCAACAGCTCTGTTGTCAGCCAATCCGTTAGCAACAAATAATTTTACACCATCAAAAGATAATGCTCCATTTTGCCACCACATAGTTCCTTGTCCGTTAACACCGTTAGCTCCTATGTCAGATACATTTTCTGATCCAGCAGCATTTTGTAGTATTCCAAATCCTCCTAGTGCTCTAATGTAAGCTCTAGCAATGTTTTGTGATACATAAATGTGTAAATCTTCTTTTCCGTATAAAGCAGAAGGAATCGCATCAACGATAGCTCCTAATTGAGCAATAACGTTAGAAGAAGTTACTGTAGCAGCAGCAACGTCAATAACGTCACCGTCAGCACCTAATAATGTAGTAAATCCATCGAATTCACCAGCATTAGCGTTAACACCTTTCCAGATGTTGTTTTCTGTTTTTTCTGCAACTAAACCTGCAACGTGTCCGATTAAGTAATCAGAGAATTTTGGAGGTAGGTTGTCAAAAGCAGAGTATCCCATAGATACAGCTTCCCAGTCAGATCTGAAATCTTTCTTACAAAGCTCTAGGTTTACTTGGAATTCTTCTGGTTGAAGAACTCTCTCAGTTAATGTAATAGTTGCAGTATCAGTGAAATCACAAGTTGCATCTTTGATTACGTTAGAATCAGTAGCAAGTTTTTTAATCACCTCTTTGAACTTTACATTTGGTTTGATTTCAATACCGCCTCTATCAAGTGTTACACCAGATAATAAAGCAGCAGAAATGTACTTGCCTGCAAATTCGCCAGCGTAAGTACTTGTAATTGATGTAGTAGTAGCCATTTTTAATTAATTTTAGTTTTTAGTTTATTTTAAATTAGCAATTCTGTTCATTACTCTATCTCTAGTGTTCATCACTCTGTTTTGACCAAAAGATTTAAAGTTTTGTTTTACTTCCCCTTCAGGGTTGTGTGATATTGGTTCTGAAGCTGGTTCAGCAGATAACTTCTCTATTTCTTTTTCCATAGATAGTTTTTCTTCACTGTAACCTAATTTCATTTCCTCAATCATTCCTTTTAATTCAGAGATTTTAGATTCAAATTCGTCTCTTCCAACGTATTTTGTTTCATCCATCTCAATTTCTTCAGAAACTTCCTCTATAACAGGAGCTTCTTCTTGTAACTCTTCAGACACAACTTCTTCAGAAGCTAAATCTTTTTTCTCTTCTTCGCAAGCACAGGCAAGTTCAGTAAGTTCTTGTGATTTTAGTTCTTCTTCTTTAATTTGCTCTGATAGATTTACTTCTTCCTTAACCTCAACTTCTTTTACTTCATCTTTCTTAACTAATGATAGTTTTTCCATGATGTCGTTCAAAATTGATGTAGCTTTAGTGTTTTCCATAAATTTCGAGTATTAAATTAATTTATTACTTAACTAACTACACATAAAAAGGTTGTTACATTTTTATACTTTGCCAACACCTTGTGCTCTTAAGGTGCCGTCACAACACTTTATAGAGTATGTTCCGTTTTTACAAAGGCAACCTCTTTTTTTGTTCTTTGGAGAACTATTGCTTACTGTTTCTTTACTTTTTGCCATTTAATTATTGTTTAGGTACACAATTAGGTACTTTTCTACCGTCTTTATCTTTCATTCCTATTTGCTCATATCCAGCTTGACACGGATCATCATCGTTTAAATCTAATTCACCAAGCTCTCTTAATTTACCTCTTGACCAAGCTAAACCTGCTTTACCTCCCCATAATAAATAAGATATAGTTCCGCAAGCTTTACTATCTCCAGCATCATAATACGTTTCTGCTCTTGATAAATAAGAATACATTCTTTTAATTGTAGATACAGATAATTTTTCTCCTCTAGCTAATTGTTGTGCTCTAACTTTACCTACGCTAGTTGCACATTTGTTATTTACTTTTTTATTTAGTTCAATACCTCTATTAGCATT